GGTTGCAGGACAACAAGAATCGACAGAACAGTCTGGTGACAGATGATACTGAGATTCAGAACTGGTGGAATGCTGCTCAACTGCGGGTACAGTCGGATGCTGAACTGATGTATCAATCAGCATTGAAGATGGGTATTGCCAAGGAGCAAGCGCGTAAGCTACTGCCTGAAGGCTTGACTATGAGCAAGATGTACATGAACGGTACACTGCGTAGTTGGCTTCACTATGTGGATATTCGCTGTGATGCGTCTACGCAGAAAGAGCACCGAGAGGTGGCTTTGAAGTGCCGTGATGAACTGACTAAACTGTTCCCTAATGTGATGGAGACTATGAATGCTATTTGAAGAGTATCAAGAACAGGCTTGGAAGACAGCCTTAGAATCTGCTAAGAACCCTGCTTACATGGTGGCTAACCTGACCTCCGAAGCTGGTGAGGTAGCAGGTAAGTATGCCAAATGGATTCGAGATGGTGTCTTGGATGAGGCAGGTATGCAGAAGGAAGTTGGCGATGTGCTGTGGCAGATTGCAGGCTTGTCCACAGTGATGGGTTGGAGCTTGGCTGATCTGGCAAGTAAGAACTTACAGAAGCTTGCAGCACGGCAAATGAACAATACATTGAAAGGATCTGGCGATGAGCGATGATACAAGCACAACCTACGGCTTTACTTATAAAGACTGTGATAATAAACTTTATAAGCAAGAGATTACTATTGAAGATGTGACTTGGCAAGAAGTCTTGAATGACTTTGTTACCTTCCTTGAAGGCATCTATGGTTACAAGATCAAACCATCTATTCGACTAGAAGAACCCTTCTGGATGAACTCTACGTTTATGGATGTTGATACTATGGCTTACTTTGAGTCACATGGCTGGCAAGGCGAGTACTTTAGTAAGGACGAAGACGAATGAAGATCTTAGTCATCCCTGACGCTCAGGTCAAAGAAGGAGTTCCTTTGGAGCATCTTGAGTGGGCAGGGAAGGCTATCTGTGACTACCGTCCTGATGTGGTTGTGAACATCGGGGACTTTGCAGATATGCCTTCTTTGTCTACACATGATGTGAAGGGATCTAAGTACTTTGAAGGTCTTCGGTACAAGAAAGATGTAGAGGTAGTTAAGGTAGCTATGCAAAAGCTCCTGAAGCCTCTGCGTGACTTGCAGAAGACTCAGAAGGAAACCAAACACAAGGTTTACAAACCTAAAATGATCCTGACTCTGGGTAACCATGAGAACCGTATCAATAGGGCTGTGAACAATAACCCTACCTTGGAAGGACTTATAAGTGTTAAAGACTTGGATTACGACAAGGATTGGGAAGTGCATGAGTTTCTTCATCCCGTTTTCATTAACGGTGTTGGTTTCAATCACTACTGGCCTGTTGGTGCTATGGGTCGTCCAGCAGGTACTGCTTCTGCTATTGTCAACAAGCTGCACATGAGTTGCATTGCAGGACATCAGCAAGGTAAGCAGATTGCCTACGGTAAACGAGCTGATGGTAAGCCTATCTGTGCTATCATTGCAGGTAGTTATTATCTGCACGATGAGGACTATATGGATCAACTGAGTAATCGTCACTGGCGAGGCTTGTTGATGTTGAATGATGTTAAGGATGGCGGCTTCGATGAGATGCTCCTGTCCATCGAGTACTTGGAGCGTAAATATGGAAAACAAGTGTAATACCTGTTTCTATGCGTTGATGGACAAAGACCTAGAAGCTCCTTGTATGTTATGTACAGGGTATTCTAATTACGTTAAAGGAGATGTGTATATGACCAAACCATACACGGCAAAGCCTCTTAAGGAAGCTATTGATGATTGGTTCTCAAACACTAACGGAGTTGCTGACGAAGACTTCTGGGTGTCCTACAAAGGCATTACCCATGATCCAGTGGAGAAGCCTAAGCACTATATGTTGTTTGAGGAAGAAGGCATTGAGGTGCGGGATGTGATCAAAAAGCTAGTAACAAAGATGGAAATGCACTCATCTGGGATGTTTATTGCTGACTATGTGCAGTTGATGCAATACCTGATGCGATTCATGGACAAGAATGGTGTCGAGGACTTGAAGAAAGCTCGATGGTATCTGGATAAGCTGATTGCTAGTTATGAATCTGACTTTTGAAGAGCTGAAAGAGAAGCTTCAAAGGGTCGATGAAGTCACGCTGTTGGAGTTGTTAGACATCCACAGTGATGACATCATTGAACGCTTTGAGGATTACATTGAAGATAAACAAGAACAACTTATGAGAGAGATTTACTGATGCGTAACCTGTTAACTAAGAAGACAGCGTACACCTTCGACTATCCAGAGGCTCTGGCCTTTGCCGATAAACAGAATGGTGTGTTTTGGACATTTGACGAGATTGATCTGGAAAAAGATGTACACTCAATTCTTACCGACTTTACTCCTGCTGAACGTCATGGTGTTACTACTGCACTCAAGCTGTTCACGAAATACGAACGGATTGTTGGCGATGAGTATTGGTCTGGTACTGTTAAACCTAATTTTCAGCATCCTGACATTGGCCTGATGGCTGATGCCTTCTGTTACTTTGAAAGCAATGTACATGCACGATTTTATAACCGAATTAATGAACTTCTGGGCTTGGCTACTGAAGAGTTCCATCAATCTTGGCAGTATGATCCTGTATTGGCTAGCCGTGTCGGGTACTTGGATGCTATTGCTGGTAGCCGTGATATTCCCCTTTCCTTGGCTGTCTTCTCCATGATGGAAGGCTGTATCCTTTACTCTAGCTTTGCTTTCCTGAAGCACTTCCAGAGTAACGGTAAGAACAAACTGAGTAACCTTGTGGCAGGTATTAACTTCTCCGTGCGAGATGAGAATATCCACCACGAAGCAGGTGCTTGGTTGTTCCGTACATACATGGAAGAGAACAAGTTGGATAAGGAATGGATGAAGGAGCGAGTTGTACAGGCTGCTAAGGCTTTGGTTGACCATGAGCACCGTATTGTTGACCTGTTGTTCTCCCAAGGAGACATTGAAGGTATCAATGCACCTGCCATGAAAGCCTTCGTCAATGCACGAGCTAACGTATGCTTGAATAACTTAGGCTTTGACAGTATCTTTGATGAAACTGGTGATACAATCTCTGAGTGGTTCTACTTGGGCATCAGCTCCAGTACAATCCATGACTTCTTCGCCAAGGTTGGTAATCAATATAATCGTAAATGGAACGAGAAAGGCTTTGTATGGTGAGTACACCTGTATTGGATAACAAATATGAGTTCTTGAGTGCGGAGCGTAAGCGTCTGCAAAAGGAAGGACTACTGCCTAACTGGTATCAGACAGGTGGTTGGGGACTGTTCAAGTCCAAGTACATGGAAGGTTCCACAAGCTTTAAGAACCGTGTGGAGCAGATCGCTGAGACAGCAGCTAAACATGCACCTCAAGATGGTATTGACTGGAAAGGTAAGTTTTATGAAGTTATCTGGAATGGTTGGCTCAGTCCTTCGACTCCTACGCTGGCCAATCTCGGTACTAATAAAGGGATGCCTGTGGCTTGTTCTGGTCAGTACATTGGTGATTCTGTTGCTGATTTCTACGGTGAACTTCTTGACACAGCAGTTCTTACTAAGAATGGCTTTGGTACTAGTGGCTATCTGGGCGATATTCGACCCCGAGGCTCACAAATCGCAACAGGTGGAACTGCTTCGGGAGTGCTGCCAGTCTTTCAGACCTACGTGGATGCAATGAAGCGTGTCACCCAAGGGGTTGCACGGCGAGGAGCTTGGGCAGGTTACTTACCTATTGATCATCCTGACTTTAACGAGTTAGCTGATTGGGTGAAGAATAACCCTGATGATGCCAACGTGGGATGGACAATCAGTAAAGACTTTATGGAGTCCTTGGACAGTGGACATCCTGAAGCTATTGAGCGTTACCAGAAGGCATTGAAGCTGAAGATGTTGACAGGTAAGGGTTACTTCTTGTTCACCGATAAGGTTGCAGATGCTCGTCCTGAAATGTACAAGGCTCATAACTTGGATGTTAAAGCCTCTAACCTGTGTACAGAGATCATGCTGCACAGTGGTGAGGAAGAGACATTCACTTGTATCTTGGCTAGTATGAACTTGGAGAAGTATGATGAGTGGAAAGACACGGATGCTGTATTCACTGCGACAGTATTTCTTGATTGTGTTGTTAGTGAGTTCCTGTCGATGGCTTCTGGCAAAAGAGGCTTTGAAAAGGCGGTGGAGAGCACTCAAAAGAGTCGTGCGCTAGGATTAGGTGTTCTCGGTTGGCACTCACTGCTGCATAAGCGGATGATTCCTTTCGAGAGCTTCACAGCTCGTAAACTTAACGTGGAGATCTTTGATGGAATTAACAAGAAGTCAACAGAGGCAAGCAGGTATCTCGCGGGACAACTTGGAGAGCCTGCTTATTGCCAAGGATATGGAGTACGGAATACACACCGCCTTGCTGTTGCTCCCACCATGTCAACAAGCCAGCTTATGGGCGGGGTATCTCAAGGTATTGAACCATTTATTGGAAACGTATTCGTACAGCAAGGAGCAGGTGGAGAAACCATCCGAGTAGTGCCTGAGCTGTTGGAGATTATGAAGCGTGAAGGTGTTTACAGTCGTGAGACATTGCTTGAGATTGCAAGTCACGATGGTTCTATCCAGCATGTATCATGGATGACTGAAGCGGAAAAGGAAGTGTTTAAGACAGCGTTTGAGATTGATCCTTATGTCATCTTGAACCAAGCGTCTGAGCGTCAACAGTATATCTGCCAAGGTCAATCTATTAATCTGTTCTTCGGTGCAGATGATCCAGAGGAACACATTAGCTCTGTCCACAAGGCAGCGTTTAAAGACCCTCGTATCTTGAGTCTGTATTACATTCGTACCAAGGCAGGTGTCAGTGCCAGCTCAGGTGAATGTGTCGCTTGTCACGCATAACTAGGAGTAGTATGAAGATTGTGGTCTACAGCAAGGATAACTGCCCTGCATGTACGGCTCTGAAGGCTCGTCTGACTAAGGAGGGCGAGTCCTTTACAGAGATCAATGTGGGTAAAGACATTACCCGTGAGGAGTTCCTAGAGAAGTTCCCACAGGTGCGTCAGATGCCTCACATGGTGTTTATTAACGAATAAGGGAGAATAT